TGGCTCACGCCAATGTTACGACCACTGTTCCGGCTTTTACAACCGCTACTTACGGCTGGGTAACAATCGAATTTACCACTAATTTCAGTTTATCGGCTTCTACTGTCTACTGGATAGTTTTAAAAACGGCTGCCGCTGCCACCAATATTAATTATGCCTGGGCTTCTGATGCCAGTTCGCCAAGCTACACCCCGGGCACGATGGCTGTCTCCGTTGACGGTGGTGCGACCTGGGCAGCAGTAACAGTCGCTGATGCTTACTTCAGAGTTTTGGGTAATTCCACTTCGATCAATAGTTCCCTTATTACTAGTATCGGAGGAACAAAAAAGATCTATTTTGGGACCGGTAATCCTACCGGCACAGAAAACAGTGATGCCCGTCTATATAGTTATGACGGCTCAAATTGGGTTTTAACCAAAGTAATGACAAGCGAATGTACGATTGCTTCTTTGGCAGAATATTCAGAAGTCACTAAAGTTTACCTCGGTACCGGGGGTTATGCGAAAGTTTACGAGACGGCAGATTTTACCACTTTTACGTTGGCCAAAGATATTGATGTACCGCAAAACCCCGGTTATGTTTATGCCATGAAAGAATATAATTCGGTTTTGTATGCCGGCGGTGGATCCCCGGAGATTGTACCAACACAGTATTACAGTGGTTTTCTTTTCTATTACGATTCCACTAAATGGCGGAATTTGTATCCTTTTGATTTCACTGTTATAAAATCTTTGGAATTTTATGATGCCTATCTTTTTATGGGAACTTACCATGGCCATGTTTATGTCTTTGATACGGCTTCACTAAATCCTCTATTCAATTTTAAAGATGATTATGCTTATCAACTGCAGATCTTTGATATGCAGTATTTTGATGACAGATTATATATCGGTACTTATCCCCAGGAAGGGACTGGTGATACTAATGCCGGCGTATGGAAGTTTGACCGCCGGGGAATCTCCCTAGCCCATACCGCTTCCGGAGTCACTGGCTATCGTTGTTTTGCTGTCGTTAATGGCGATTTACTGGTAGGAACAGGGGATGATGGCTATGTTTATAAACTTGATGAAACTAAATATGCGGCTACCGGCTGGTATCAATCTTCTTATTATGATGCCAATTTGCCTAACTATACCAAACTATATAATTCAGTGACAGTTAAACATGATCCTTTAACGGTCGATCACAGCATTGTAGTTTATTATAAATACAAAGAATCGGATTCCTGGACGACACTGGGGACTTCCAATACGCTAAACGCTACTGAAAAAGAGATCCTTTTCCCGGCCGGGACTAATTCCAAAAAGATTACTTTAAAAGTTGAATTAAATACTACCAATAGTTTAACCACGCCGGTATTAACAGAAGTAGTGTTAAAGTATACCCTTTATCCGATCAGACGGTGGCAGTGGAATCTGCGGTTGCTTCTTAAAGAAAATATTAATCTTTTGGACAATAGCCTGGAAAACAGAACAGCTGCCACCATGAGATCGGCTATCGAGAATTTATTATCTTCCCAAACACTTTATACATTTGTGGATATCGATGCGACTTCTTACAATGTTTTGGTAGTGGATACTGACCAAACCAGTTGGGTAATTAACCAGGACGCAACCAATGAAGACGAGATAAATATTACTTTATTAGAAGCTTAAAGGAGGTGAATAAAAATGGCATTCACATACACTCATAAATATATTATTAAGGCTAAAGGGAAAACATATGAAGGAGAAATAGTCTTGCATCCGGATCAGACTTATACATCGTCTGAAGTAGAACGGGAGCAAGGTTCCACCACCACCGAAGTGGCTGCGATTACAACTTTTTTAACGGCCGTAAATACTTTATACGGGGTGATGAAAAATATCGGGGCTATTACTATTTTTCCGAAGAAAGCCGGTGGCTCGGTACCGAAATCATAGTTATAAAGAGGCATAAAGATGAGCAAAAAAGATAACCACTTTAAATGGAATGATGGTATTTCCCTTAAGGAATACTTTGAAAAGTTAATGGCAGAACTTATCAGGGCTAATGACCAAAGGTTTAATGACCTTGAGGAAAAGTTACAAGTCATTTTTGATAAGAACGAAATAGCCTTACAAAAATCAGATATTAAATTGGATGCCAGGCTTTCGCTTATGAACGAATTTAGGAGCCAGATGAAAGATCAGGCTGCTACCTTTGTCACCAGAAATGAATTGAAGATGTGTGTAGAGAAAATAGACATGAGTATCAGAAACCTTGAGATTAGCAAGGCAGCTTTAGAAGGTAAGGCGAGCGCACAGGCTTTAATGTTTACTCAAATAATGACTTTTATTAGTTTATTAATCGGCCTTGTGGCTTTGATATTTAAAATATGAAAAAACTAAAAGTACCGGAAGTATACGGACAAAGAGATAATCGTTGGAATAATATCCTTCTGGGTTACAATTCTAATTCCCAGTATACGATCGGTCTGTATGGCTGCCTTATCTCTTGTTTAGGAATGATAGTCCATAAGACTCCGGACGAAGTAAACACAATCCTGAAAAATAACAGTGGTTTTGTTTCCGGATCAGGTGATTTCTATTGGGGTAAATGTAGTGCTTTAGGGTTAAATCAAATCTACACTTCACCTTCTTACGACGGCCCGGTAACTCCTCAGGGAATGACAAAGATAAAAGAACTTCTGGACGATAATCATCCATTATTATGTGAAATTGACTTTAATCCGGCGACTACAAGCGTTGAAGAACATTATGTGCTTTTGATTGGTTATGACGGCGATCAAATAATTGCGGCTGATCCGTGGACTGGACAAATAATTAGTTTGGATGTCTATGGGGGCGCCCAACGGTCAATTATTCAATTCCGGTCTTATGATAAAACTTTTGATGATGAAGCTGACAGCCAAGTGGCTTTGTTGGAGCGTGAATATGCGCAGTGCCGGAATGACCGGGATGGGCATTGGATTGAGTTACAAACTTTAAAACAACAATACGGCGATTTGGATACAAAATTTACTTTATTAACTGGTGATAAAGAACGTATTTCTCGAGAATTAGACCAATCCTTAAAAAACACTTCAGAATTGCGTGATGTTACAAATAAACAGATCGATGCCCTTTCTCAGCAGTTGGAGAACGAGACTGCTAACTTAACAACGGCCAACGACAAGATTAAGGAATTGACCACTCAACTTAATGCTACCGATATAGGTTCTATTCTTACTGAAAATGAGGGTTTGAAAATCCGGATCGGTGAATTGACTGATGAGCTTGCTAAACGGCCAAAACTTAAAAAGATTTGGAAGCTAGGAAAGAGTGGACTACTAATCGGATTACTAGATGATAAAAGCCCCGCAAACGTGGGCTAGTAGCTAGATTAGGAGGTGAGAAATATGGAAAGCAGTAGATTTGAATTAAATAAATTAGATTGGCAGAAGATAGGGACTAACGCAGTTATATTTTTAGCTCCGGCATTGTTGATATTTTTAATTTCTTTGCAAGGCGGTTCGGACTTGCCCGATGCTTTGGATATTCTTAAACTTTATATTTTAAATGTAGTTATTGATACTTTAAGAAAATGGATTGCGGGACACGCAAACTAATTGGAGGTGATTAAAATGAGTTTATCTAGTTTCTTTTTGTGGTTTGGTTTAACCTTATTTGTTATTTTGCCGGCACTTCCGGCTATTTTTAGTTTATCTTTGGCTGGATTATTGATGGTTGTGGGCATGGTTCTATTAGTTTTGGATAAATAACATGGAACGAGAACTAACTAGACGAAGGTTTTTAAAAGTAATACCCGGTGTATTGTTGGGGTTGGTGGCTGGTGAGACACTGGCTGATCCCTTGAAACCACCAATGAGCGGTAAGTCACCAGAACGGATAACCTTAGACGACCATGAAAAGAAGTTAGTGGAGTTAGCGGAAGTAGATTTACTTACCGTTAATACTTTGATGAACGTGGCGGTTATAAGCGACATGAACGATACCATTTTGGATAAGCGGTTAAAAAGAGTTGAACTTTTAGTTCCTGATATCCAAGAGCCTGATTTGTTTTTAGGCAAAGGTTTACAACAAGCAAAGACGGTATTTAAAGGAAAGAATGGCCCCGTTAGAGGTTAGGCTGAACGGCAACTGGCATGAAGTGGTGGGAATCGGCAAGGCGCATAAAGCCAGTGGTGAATACGCAGACGGAGTAGCAAGAATACTACCACCGTTTTATGTTTTAGATAACGGTATGACAGTACACCCGCAAGCGCTTAACCTAGAAATTAAAGGGACAATAGATAATACAATTTTTTTAGCTAACCGTGATGGAACGCCAAAAACTAAGGATGTTAAGTGAAGTAGTCAGGAATAAACAAGGTTCATTTGAAGTCGTTACCCAATGGTATGAAGGCTGGCAACCTAAACTTGGAACTTTTATTCAAGGTTGGACCGGGCCGGAAACACGAGTAGAAAAAACCAAGATAAAACCAGTAGTAATTTTTAAAGGAGGCCAAAATGAGTTGTGAAATGCCAAAAGTGCCATGCTTGGGACCAGTGCCGCCGATAACTGAATTTGTTAGTCCGGGTGATAGTGGGCGTCCAGCGGGATTGGTAGAACAGAAGTTTAAAGCGCCATGTTGGGAACAGGACTGGGTGGCCGGAGAGTGTGAGACATGGGGAAATAGTACAATTGTTTATTTAAGGGCGGCAAGGAATAGTAAGCATTAAATATGCATCTGGTATAATTACCCGCTATCAAGGCCGAGCGCCTGATAACGGGCAGATATCACACACTAATAGCTCGGCGTGGTGTGATACAAATTCAATATGAATTATTTCACTAAGGTTTGTCAATAACTACTTCCAAACTTAATCTTGTTTTTGTCTTTTCCAATCGAGTATAAAAACGGTCATCTTTATTTAATTTAAAATTATTAAACGTTTGTTCGATTCTTTCCAGAATTTGGTCGGGTAATTCTTCTTTTTTAATCAATGGATGATAAGACAATGCTTTTGCCATATCATCAATTAATAAATGCTGATAGGTAGTCAGGGTTTGGAAGGGATTGGAATGACCCAACAGTTGGGAGACAACCGCCACGCCCCCCGGAGGATTGGCTTTCAGCATCTCGGTGGCGAAAGAATGGCGTAGTAAATGAATCCAAACATTCCTATTTATACCGGCCAGTTTTGCTCTTATCTTAAATTCAGCCTGAAATTGATTTGAAGGAAGTGGTTTATGGGACCGGTGAGAAACAAAGATATAATCTTCTCCGGATTTATCTTTGATAAATTCTTTTAGATCAGTAGCCAGTTTTTGACAGATAGGGAAAATAGCCGGATTGCCGTTCTTAGTTTCTTTAATAGTGATAAAGGTGTTTTCTCCGAATTTAATGTCTTTTACCTGTAAATCAGCTATCTCCCGTAACCTTCGTCCGGTTAATGCCAAGAGACGAAAATAGAGGGAATATGATTCATCCAGCCCCGGCCATCTCATCTTTCTTCTGATAGACAGGATCCCCTCAACCTCTTGTAAAGATAAAATGTCAGTAACTTTGGCCCGTTTAGCTTTAACATAGGGAAAAGATTGAAAAATGTTTTCTTGGACTAATCCGCAGTTAACAAGATATCTGCCAAAATATTTAGCGGTAGCAATGAATTTATTGAGGGATTGCCGGGTAGTGCCTGTCTCTAATTTATAATGAAGAAATTGAGTAAGATTTTCAGAACTAAAATAAATATCGCCTGTAAAAGCAAGTAGTTGCTTAATCCCACTTTTGTGGTTTTTAATGGTATTCGGTTTAAGGGCAAGATCCAAAGACAGGAAGGATAAGAAACCATTAACTAAAGAAGGTTTATCAATATAATCCCTTCTGCTCGGCGGGGAATATCCCATGGTATTTTACTTCCGAACACGCAAGAAAGCAATATCTGTCAAGTACTGTCTATCTCTACCTGTCCGGCCAAAGTACTCCTTGACATTGACTCTAGATAATACTAGAATGATATTGTTTGATAATTTAACAGAGGAATCACGAAGACTTCTTAACTTCAATACGTAGTAGTTGCACGTCAATTACTACTAAAGAAGCTTAGAGATTAAATCTTCCAAACCTCTGCGCAATCAGAGGTTTTTTAAAGACCCTCTTTAATTTTCAAACAAGTCTATGCTAAGAAAAAATCTTCCAACTGTCAAGGTCAACTTTGTTGAGGTCACTAAATTGATGTCTAAACCCCGGGATGCTGTTGTTTATCGTATGTGGAAAAGCGGTAAATTCTTAACTCAAGATGAACTGGCTAAACATTTAAGCATAACCAAACAAGCATTATATTTAATTTTACGAAAATTTAAGGAGGGAAAATGAAACTATTTAATATTTTCAGGTTATATATTCATCAATCTATCCGCCGTTACCGAATTAAAAAGTTTATCGAAAGGATAAATAAATGAAAAAAGATGACTTAATTTCAACAGCCATGCAAATATTCGGTGCTGATAAATTAAAGAAATTATCAGGGGTAGGGATGAGCCGGGTAGACCCGACCGATATCTTGCCTCCCCGGATTCTCCTGGCCCAGAAGTCATCGGCCTTGACTGAGATGGTAGATAAAACCGGCAAAGAGATAAAAGCCGGCCAATTTTATCATACCGGCAAGAAAGAGATTATGGAGAAATTTGAGTGTTTCTTTCTATTTGCTGCCAAGAAAAAGTATGTTGATGGCCGTAAGCCTGATGAAGGCGAAAAAGATATGTATCAGGCGATTGGCGTAATGAAAGATGATCTTTCCTTATTCGGCATGAGTTTCCGCTCATCAGCTCTTTATGCCCTGTCAGGTCTGTTTACCGCTACCCAGTCCCAACAGGCACCCATGTTTGGCTTTAACTGCACGGTTGAGTCCAAAATGTTGGAAGGCAAACTTGGCACGTGGTATGTACCGGTAATCAGGGTAGGCGACCTGGTGAATGACAAAGATAAGTTTGAAGCCTTGTTTGCGCAAGCCAAACACTTTGATGACAAGGCAGATGTAATCATCAATAACCAAGAGACTGAAAATGATAAATAAACCGGATAGCGGCCATTGTAGTGATTGTAAAGATTTAATTCACCATGTGGTTGAAGATTTCTCACTGCGGTACTTTAAACGGCCACTGTGTATCCCTTGCCAGGATAAACAAAGAAAATGGACAGAAATGAAAAAAAAGTATCACAAACCAGGACGAGTAGCATGAGCGGTCAGGCGGTTGAAGATTAAACTTCAACCGTACCTGGTTCAGAGGCCCGTCCCCTGGACCAGGTACAGTTGAAATTTAAGCCTATGTTAACTAAAACCTTTTGGGGACAAACCATAAAGGAATCAGATTCAGGTAAAACCTGGGAGTTGACGATCGCTAAAGCTTTCTGGGACGGTACTGTCGGTATTAATAAAAAACTTGTCGATGAAGCCTGTAAGAACTTTACCAGACGGTTAAAGATAAAAGTATTGGACAAAAATGTTGAGTTTACTGTCCCGGCAGTCAAGGTTAAGATCAACCGGAAGTATATTTACGAACGTACTTCTAAATTCTCCAATGGTTCACCAATGACTTTCTATATGTATTCAATTCCCTATCAAAAATTACAACCAAAATATGAAGAAGAACCGATTGTCGGCGGTTATGTTACCGATAAAGGTCAACAGTTGAAATTTTTATAGCTTTGCGCCCTTTCTGCTGGCTGTCCCTGTCCGGAAGCAAGCTAAGCTGGTCACTCGCAAGGCGACCAGCAGAAAGGGTATCTCATCGGCAGAGTGGTCGCCCTAAGCGCTAACGGAAAAAAGCGCATTATAAATAACCGATGACCACAGCAGGGACTCAAGGAGAACTCAGCGAAATCTCTTGATAAGCGGTGTAGGCTAAGAGGTCTTAACGCTTCCCGGCGCAAGTAATAGTACGACTAGCTTGTGACTGATAGACCGAAATGTTTATCGCCGTCTAGATAAACATACTGATTAATCCCTCCTATAGGGATCTAAGAAAAATCTAGACGAAATCATTAGGGAAAGCCAAGAAACCATGAAAAATAATCCTAACGAATATGAGCGAAATTTTAAAAATAATGATCTATCTTTATTTTATCTTTTCGACAATCAGCTTTATTATCGGTTTTTGTGTGTTATTCGGCACTAAACTTAAATGAATAAAGATATCTGCGATTTTAAACTATTCATGTTAATTCTGCTTTTAAGTTTGATATTTTCTTTATTTATGTTTTATTTATTTCCGATGTTACCTTGGTAAGGAGGATTATGACACCTATGCATTTTTGCGATAAAGTAAAGATTGAATTTATGACAGAAGAAGTATTGTTGACGTTTCATAGTTTAACTGATGAGGAAATTAGGATTGTTTTGCAAAAAAACGAAGCAGAAAAACTTAAAGAAATGTTAAAAGAAATGTTAGGAGGTACAAATGGTTAATTTACCGAATGCATTACCGGAAGTAAAAGTAAGAAAAGAGGTTAAATTAGAAGATTTGGAGGCGGCAAAAGGATTGTTTGATCCGCCACAAATTATGTCACCTCAATTATCACCATCCATGCAGGAAATCAGGGAAGAAAGCCATGCCTGGGAAATCTTCTTGGGCATTTTAATAGTGTTGGCAATCTTTATGTTGGGCTTTGGCGCAGGAGTTATGTACGCCCAGAATCAGTATATGAGGCAGATTATAAATAGCCAGTTGGTGAGGCCGCAATGAAAACTAAAAAATATTATGTCATATCATCAACCAAAGGTACTAAACAAGAGATTCTGGAAAAGATAGCCAACTGGATGGAGGATGGGGACTTCAATGAGAATAGCCAGGTGTACCAGATAACCGAGAAGACTAAGGTGTTTAAGCCGGTAAATGAGATTAGTTTAAAGGAGAAGAAATGAGAAAGGATAAATTATATCCAGGAGAAATAGGTGAACTTTGGCAGGTTAAATATATTCCTAGCTATATGCAACATTGGCCTGAATGGAAAGCAAAGATTATGTGTTGGATTATGAATAGACTACCATTAAAAATTGTTAGGAAAATGGATAATTGGTTTGAAAAGAAATGACAACCCATATCAAGTACGTCAAGAAAGCAAACCTTTGGTGCGTTACTACCACCAGCGGTTTTGGTAAAGAAAGAACGCAGAAGCAAGTTTGGGTAAATAGTGAAAAAGAAGCAAGGGAGAGTTTAAATGGGCAAATCTCAGAGAACTAAAGGTGCAGAATGGGAAAGGGAAATAGCTAGATGGTGGCAGAAAATGGGTTGGAAAGATGCCAAGAGGAATCTTAATCAATACCAAGAGAGAGATGGCAGAGATATTAAGAATACCGAGCCATATTGTCCTCAATGCAAGGTAGGTCAGCATATTTCACTGTTAGAAGCCTATAAAGAAGCCAAAGAGGCGGCAGGCGACAAAGAGATTGCCCTGGTGCAGTTTAAGTATGATCGGGAAGAACCGATGGTGTTAATGAGCTTGGAGGATTTCGCATGGCTGATAAAGTAATCTATGGTCCGGATGGCAAGCCAATGTTCGTCTCTCAAGCTATTAGTGTTGGACCCAATGGCAAACCAGTGTTTGTCGGACAGGATAAACCGCAAGAGAATCTGTTAAAGAGACAAGAAGGCAGTAAGATTACTTGTCCGGTCTGTGGAAAAGATGTTGATTACTTAGTCGGTGAGACTGATACAACAACCGGAGAAGTTCAAGGCTGTGAAGCCTGTCACAAGCCCGCTAGACTGCCCAAGAAAGGAGGTGAAGGACAAAATGCCGGCCCAAAAGATGCCAGAAACCCCAAAGAAACTGTATTTGACTAAAGCTGAGATCCAGAACGTGGCTTCAAGGAAGTCGCTTATGGAACAGTATATATATTTGACAAGATTATTAGATGCGGATCTGCAATCGTATGTGATGAATATTGTCTGTCCCAGATTAAGTGTAGCAAAAGGGGCAAAGGTTAAGTTATCTGATGATTTGAATTACTTGGAAGTAGTAGAGGAAACCAAAAAAGATGATAAAAAGTGATTTTGACCTTGTGCAGCCATTATTAAATGATAGTTTAAGTCTACTGGCGGGCTTAGAGATATTGGAAATGGATAAGTTATGTCCGGAAGCACAAGGATATTTATTATCGCATTTAAAGAAACATATTGGCAGAATAGGTAATTTTGTCATCAAATATGAAAAGAAACAAAAATGAGTATATAAAGAAGTGGTGCAGGAAGAATCAATTGAGAAGACGGATGCACTTGCTTAAGTATTATTATAGCCATAAGGAAGCCTATAATTTCTCAAAGCCAAGTAGTAAGGATGACAAACAGGATGAATACTTGGCAAGACTGTACGGTAAAACGTGGGTGTAGTTAAACAGAATCGAACTTATAGACTTTAACTGAAGCTTTGGTAAGTGGGACAAAGCGTTTCTTGATTATTCGTTCTAATTGCACGCTGCCAACCGTGATTCCCACGAAGATTTCTTTACGACCTATATAGAATGATACTCCAAACTTACCCTCAATACCGGCTATTCTTGAGAAGAACCAATGCTTTCTGGTTTTTTTTTCTTCTAATAATTCGTTAGGATAAAGTTTATGAGCCATTAGAGTTTACCTCGGCGTTTCATATCCAGAGCAATTGCTACCGCTTGGGCTTGTGGAACTTTCCGGCGGGGATTGGATTTACTGACTGGTTGGTGTGTATTCTTGCGTACTCCTTCACTCATTATTTTTTCTATTTTATTACTTACTTCTGAATCTTTCATTTTAATATTCCTCCAGATTTGCTACTCTTCCGGAACCGGCTTTGGCGTGGGTGGGAAAAGTATCTTTTAATTTATTATCGATTTTCTTCAGTTGTGCTATTTTTTCTTCTAGTTTATCTGAGTCAAATGCAGAGGTAATTGACCAGATGTATTTGCCGTGAGTGGTAAGTTTGAGATTGATTTCAATTGTGTTTTTCTCAAGATAGGCGAAGGTTTGCATCAGAACGATTATTGTTTTTTAAGACAGAGAATTACACTAGATAATTAATTAGTGTTGAATAAGGAAAGAGGTCATCCTATAATATTGTGCGACAATTCCGCTTGCAGATTTCCTCTGTTAGCTAGTCAGGTTCAAGTAGTCTGTTAGCAACAATTAACAGAGGTAGCATGTCGCACAATAAACATTGTGCGCCAGGGGGTAGTGGGAGTATCCCAATTGAGCCGCCTGTCTGTAAATATTTGTTATAGTCTTTCTGCAGCATGGTTTAGGATCCTCTAACTCTAAAATATAGAATATTTATCCTATAACTTTTTAATCAATAATTTAATTCTAATCTTATCGGAGTACCAGGGTTCCACCGCCTGGATCAAAATACCATTTATCTTATAATTCTTTTATCTAGTTTCATCTCCTCTAACCATCTGGTATATTACTTAGTTAATGCCGATTCCAGTTTGTACTATATGCATATCTCCTTTTAAGAGAGAAATTGAAGAAGATTATTTCAATAGAGATCGTTATCACAGAACCCTCAAAACAATGTACGCCAAATGGACTCCGTTAATGAAATATCAAGGTTCTTTTAAAGCCTTCGCTCAAATGATGTGGCTGCATGGTAAACATGCTCATTTAAGAGGTTCTACAGCTAAATTATTAAAGACTGCCGATAAGCTTGAAGAAGTACCAATAGAAGATATTATTACCAGAATAAGAAATGTTTATGGTACAAAACTAAATAAAACTCCAGTAAATATTCTAATGCGGGAAGTACGTCTTAAAGATGTCTTGGACGGCGAGAAAGTACTGATCCAGGCCAAGCGGGTACAGATAGAAGAAAACGCCCTGGAGTCGATGATGGTTAAACTGTTCGGACCGAAACTGGATAATAAAGTAATTGAAGGCGAAGTAGTTGAAGAAAAGAAAGGAAATCAGATTGAAAATCGATCTGGAGAAACTCCTATCCTACAACCAGCAAATCCATAATAGTCCCTTAGAGTTTGGTAAAGTAATCCTTGGGCTGCCGTTCCACCAAGGACAGATTAAATGGATTAATAATTCCACCAAAAGAATTAATATCCTGCGGCCCGGTAACCGGTGGGGCAAGTCAGCCATCCTGGCGGTTAAGCATATCTGGCAATGTATGTGTAAACCAAACTTAGACGGCAAGGTATCTTCAGGTAAAGAATGGCGCAAAGTAGAGTATCAGACATTGAACTTTGGTCCGACGTACGAATTAGGCCGTGGGGTACTGCAACTGGCCCGGGATATAGTCCAGGGTAATTTCCTCTTAAAATCAGGTAAGACTAATCAATCTTTATTGGCTGACTGGGCGATTGAAGAAGATAGAAGCGATGCCCAAGTGCTGCCCCATATTGTCTTTAAGACTGGTGCCAGACTGTTGGGTAGATCCTACTCGGAAATGGGAGTAGCGTTTAAGATGAAAGCGATTGCTTACCTGACCGGGGATGAGTGTGCGGATATTGCTGAGTTGTGGACCTTTACTAATAATACACTCCTGCCCCGGTTGGTATCTTTAGACGGTAAGATTGATTTTGCCGGTACGCCCCAGCCGGAAGGGATTGACTATATCCGGATGATTGAGATGGCCGAAGAGGATATGCAGCTGCCGGATTATACCAATACCGGACTTTTCTATACCCAGAAAGGGTCAATGTATGAAAATATCTTTCTACCCCGGGAAGCAATTGCCGAAATTGAAAGGATTTCTGACCCGGTGATGCGCCGACAGATAATCAACGGTGAGTTTGTGGAGACCGGTGAAAAGTATTTTGGCTTTGAGCGGATCCAGAACGCTATTGATAAGAATTTAAAACTGCAGGAATCAGGATATCCGGGCAGAAAGTACATTACGGCGGTTGATTTTGCCGGCGGTGAGTCGGCCTGGGCGGATTTTACAGTGATTATTACCCTGGATTACACCGAAGAACCCTATAAAGTTGTTTACTTTAACCGGTTTAAGGGCGGAGATATGCCGATTCCGGTACAGTATAAGATGGTTGAGGACGTGGCCATGCGTTTTGGGGGCAAAGGTTGTCTGATTATTGACAATACTTCCCTGGGTGGCAGGAACGCCATGCAGTTTTTATCGGGGATGATGCCGATTTCCTTTGAAGTTTTGGCTAAAAACAAGGGTGAAATGCTGGCTACGTTCAAGATTACCCTGGATGGCGGCCAGTCAAAGAAGTACCGGCGGGACCGGGTGCGGACAGATGATGGACTCTGGGTTGAACAGAATAAAGATTGGGGGCTGCTGCGGTTTCCCGATATCCCGGTACTGATTTCGGAATTGATTAACTATAAATTGGATGATAAAAAGATCAGACAGGATTGCGTCATGGCTTTGGGGATGGCGGTCCACTGGGTGGAAATGAGACGGCCTAAGCCGCAACTGCGACCTATTCAGGATTTTGATCTGGCTGCCGCTACTTGGTAAGTTGTTTTCTCTCTAAAAGACCAACTGAGAGAAAGGCCAGTAGGGAACCGATAACTCCGGCGACCAGGGCGGTACCGAACCAATCAAGGGAAGTTTGAGCAGCGGCAAAGGCGGCAATTAATCCGGTACCAAACGACCAGATAATTTTCGTAACTATATTGTCAAAGTTAAACTGCATTTTCTTCATTATAAATAATTCAATTATCTAGTGTCAATATTTTAGTGTTTCTCTTATGGTTGGATTATGGCGTTATTTGGACTGAAAGCTGATAACCTTCTTGATTTATCCGAATCTAAATTACCCATGCAGGGGACTAAAGGTGATCGGGATGATTGGTCAAAAAGAATTGATGAATATGTTCAGAATTTGACTTCGGAAAAGAATGAACGGATTTCGGCCAATAACAAACGCCATGATTTCTACGAAGGTCAGCAAGGTGATTACTCCAATATCTTCGGTATTATAAGAGACACTAAACAGAAGAAAGGCCACACCAATCAAGTGACTAATTATGCCGGTAAGACCGTGGTTAAGATGGCCTATGCCTTGGCCAACAACCCGCCCAAAATGTCGGTGGCCTCTTTGGACGATGCGGACTGGGCGGTCGAGGGCGTGCGGGCGCAGGCGATCGAGGAATATATTGATTCAGTTCTTAATAGTCCGGTCAACCGGTTCTGGAAAAAGACTTACCGCCGGGCTTGTTTTATCCAAGGGGAGTACGGCGATGCGGCCATCAAAACTTATTTAGTTGAAGATGAGATTAAAATCTGCAACCAGGACAATATGTCTAATCTTATGGTTATCTGGAACGGCGAGGATGCGGCTTCTTTTGATGCGGTGATAGCGGAGAACTACATGACCCCGGAGTTGATTGAAGAAAATTTTGGGATTAAGGTTAACCGGAAGAAACTGCCGCAGGCTGATTTATCCAAAGCTTCTTCAAGCCAGGGAACCTGGAGCCGGGGGCAGAGTAATAATTGGGCCACGACTAATACTTTAAATCAGACTAATAAACTGCCGACCGGTAAAAGTAATGTGGCCAAGTTAAAGGTTTTGGAATACGATTCTGAAGATCATTATATTATTAAGATTGAAAATGAAATTGTTGAGTTTGTCGAAAAGGACGATACTAATTTTCCAAAAGTAAAGTTTTGGACAATCGTTCCTAATATCCCTAATCCTCCCTCTCCTTGGTCGATTGCCGATATTGATTATTTGTTTGATATCCAGCTGGAGTTAAATGATAACGATAACCGGACAGCTGACTATATTCGGGTGGGTGGGGTGCAACGTTATGTAGCCTACAATATGACTGACTTTGACCCGGAATCGATCAAGACTTCTTCCGGGCAGGTGATCTTTGTCAACGATCCGGACGGCCGATCAAAGTTTGAACCCCTTCCCACTAATATTAATAACTTTCCGGCTGATCAATATCATGCCAGAAAACTTAACCAGATGTATGATTTGGGTTTGCCCAAGGTGGCTTATGGAGCATCGGGTGGCGATTCGGGCAGAAGCAAAGCCCTGGATTACCAATCCTCGATTGACGTGACGATCTTTAAACGGGACGGCTGGGAACTGGCGATGCAGGATATTTGTGCCAAAATCCAGATTTTCGGTAATTTCTTATTGGGTAAAAAGGTTGATTGGTTTAAAGATAAGATGGATGATTTTGTGGTCCGCAATATGGAGTTTGATTGGACTGATCCCCTGCCCGTTTCCCAATCGGACAAGGTAGTGAATGTTTTAAATAAATTCACCATGGGTATACCCCTGAGGCAAGCTTATAAAGAGTTAGGTTACCGAAATCCGGAGTCGCTGTTGCAGCAATTGAAACAGGAAATGCAGGATCCGAACATGATGATTCTGCGGGCTAAAGCCTGGCAGTATGCCGAGGGGTTACTTAAAGCGATGATTGAGGCCCAGAACCAGATGCCGCCGCCAGTGCAGCCCCAGGCCCAAGGAACTCAGCCTCCAGCCCCTAATCCTAACCAGGCCGGACCGGTCCTGACCAGTTCGCAGAATACCCAAAGCGCCAGGCCAATGTCACAACGGGGCGGTACGACCGCTTATTCCTCAGCGGCTGGTTTATTGGATCGGACTAGACAAAACCAGGCGGCTGCGGTAGGAGGTTAATCTTATGGGTGTCTTAGATATCTTAAAGAATTTATTTTCTTCTAAACTTATTTCACCAATTCCTGAGAATCAATTGGTGAAAAATTCATTTAAACCCGGCAGTTGGTCGATCCAAAATCCCCGGGCAGTGCAGCCGGTTAACAAAACCATGCCGGTTGTCCAGCCGGCGAAAGCAGTCGAACAACCGAATAAGGATTTTTATTTTGATTTTTCCCAATATCCTTCCAGCCGTGGTTTTCAACCTACCCAGCCACCGGCACAGTTAGCTACGTTAATAAGGCAGAACTTCCCTAATGAGGCGACTCCGGCAGCGGCGGTTGCCTGGGCCGAGAACAAGGGTTACCGTCCCGGAGCGGTGAGTTTACCTAATGCAAATCTATCCCGTGATTATGGCCTGTTCCAAAACAACTCAGCTACCTTGGCGGATTTAATGAAAAGAAAACCGCAACTTATAAAAAGCCTGGGGATAAATTCGGTTCAGGATTTATTTGATCCGGCCAAGAATGTCCGGTTGGCTAAAGTAATTAAAGATGAAGGCGGTTGGGGACGTTGGTTTGGATGGCAGAATTTAGGTTTTAAAAATCTGAAATAAAATGGCAACTTATTCTTCCAGAGCCGGTCAACTAGCAGAACAGAGGAGTGGGGCTAAAACTTATAGCCTGTTTTCCGGTTCCAGAAAGGTACTGGCGCCGAAAGATTCTTCAGTTGATTCAATTGCCCGCAAAACCGTAACAAGCCAGATTGATTCAATGGTTTCCCGTTACAACAATGGCGAAGTTACCAACGATGATATGTTAAATCTATTATCAGCCCAGCAGAATAATCCGACTTTAACTAACGCTGAACGGTTGGATCTTGTTAATAAGATAAAAGATTTTAATGTTTTGATTAAAAAGGACCGGTTGGAGGCAGTCTTTAAGGCGGCCCCGGATAAATCCCTGACCCAGATCCAGGCTGCCCAGGCGCTGTCAAAGTTTTATACCGATCGGGCGTCTGGGATGATGACCGGTACGCCTGCCCAGTCCCAATCTTTGGAAAATGCGGCGGTCTGGAATCAGAAAGTAACTGATGTCCAGACGGCGATTGATAAGGACCAGCGGACTAAATATCGGTTAGAACAATTAAAAACAGTTGCCAGTATTGTTCCTAATACCACTGCAGAAATCCAAGCCAAAGCTCAGGCTTATCAGAATATTGCCAATGACGCCCGGGCCGATGGGGCAGATACTGAAGCAATCAGGTATGAAACTTTGGCCCAACAGGAAATGACTAGTCTTCCGGCAGCCCAAACAAAAGAACAAAAAGCCCAGATTGCCAAAAATGTTTCTGATTGGGAAGTCAAGATTTCTAAATTAAAAGACAGAAGTCCGTCTGAGATTGATGCCAAAAAACAGATGGCTTTGGATATAGCTCAGCAGTATTACAACATTGGGGATCAGTTGGGTTACAACAAATACACGGCAATGGCTAATGAAATGGATTTGAAACTCTCAAATATGTATGCGGCTAATGGCAACTTAACTATTAAGAAAGAAATCCAGACAGTTTATGATGAGTTGTCCCAGGCCAGACGTGCTTATACTTATGGCACTGACTATACCACTAGCGACGGCCAAAAAATACAAATAGACGCTCCAACTTTATCTTTTATCGAAACCAGTTTATTTACTCAACTGGCAGACTTAATAGACAAGGGAATGTATGCTGGCATTAAGGGTTTGGAAAATGACGCCCGGACGATCCAGGATGAATTGGCTAAAGCCAAAGATACGACTCTCAAGTTGGATAACCAGGAATTGGTGGAAACGGTTAACAACAAAGGCAAGAAAACTCTTGTTAATATTACCGATCCGGATACCAGAGCCAAGTATGTTGAGTCCGGACGGTTTTGGTATCCTTTGGAAACACCTAAATCCCAGACCCCGGGATCAACTGGTTTAACTCCTTTGGAAACACAAAATCTGGTTGATACTGGCAGAGCTTATTATTTGAGAGATTCTCAGGGGAATACCGTCAATAAAGCCGGCGATGTTATTATGCAGGATGAGAATGGTGTTTGGAGAAAGCCGATGGCTGATCCGACTACCGGCCAATATATGTTAGATGATAAGGGCCAACCAATGCTAAATCCCATAAAAGTCGAAGATCCCCGGGTTGTTCCTGAACAATATGTCGATATTAAAACTGCCAAAGGAACGGAAAGGGTTTGGAGTAAACACGATGAAACCGGCCAGCCTATGGGTTGGTATCCGGAAACAGGGCAAATCCCGGATAAATATACCCCAGCACCTTATACTTCTGAACAATACCAGGGTATATTAAATGCTCCGGAACCGGTTTCCCGGCTTGGGCAACCATTTAATTTGGGACCGAAAGCTACACCTGCGGTTAACCAACAAGCGCCGGTAACAGCGGCCATGCCCGGAGGGGAAACACAAGGAATATTACCTTCAGCCTTACCTAAAACCAGATCTGATTTGGCTTCTTATCCGGGAGTTACACCAAATTTTGGACTTAATACGGCACCGGTTAGACAACCAGCCGGACCGGGGCAGTTGCAATCAGCTATGCCGCTTCTGGGAACATCGCTACAATCTACCCCGCAATATAAACCGCCGGCAGCACAAACTATACAGCCTTTAACTGCGATGGACATTTCAAGTCAAAGAGCTGCACAACAGCAACCAGCGCCGGCATCTAATTTTCTACAGAATATTATCCAGCCGGTGTCGAAGTTTATCCAGCCGGCGGTTAAAACCGTATCTAATATTATTTCCGGCTTAGGTCAGAAATTATCAAAGTTTAAATTCTGGTGAGACTATGGGAGTATTACTTGATGAAATTTTAAAACAACGTGGGAATACCGGGCAGCCAGCACCGGCGGCTGCCGGCCAGCCTATGGTTACCCCAAAACCTTTGTATGGCCAAACCAAGCAAGTGGTTAAACCGGTTATTAAACCTCAAACTCAACTCCAACCCCAGCCAAGTCCTTTGCAGAAAGCGGCTAGTACTTATGAAAAAGTAGGGAAAAAACTACAGGGAGTGACGCAAACAGTAATGAAACCGCCGATGGCAGCTTTAGGGAAAGTGGGCGAAGTTTTATCTATACCTTCTCAAATGACTGAAAAGGGACTAACTAGTGTTTATTCAAAAGCGACCGGTAATCAGGCGAAAAGTTATGAAGATATAGCCTCAAATCTTGGGGTAACTAATAAATATGCCCAAACCGGGATCGGTTTGGCTTCAAGGTTGGTCTTGGATCCTTTAAATCTTTTGGGAATTAGCGAGGTAAGAAATGCTTTGTCTTTACCTCTTAAGGCTTTAAAACCAGTCGGAACGGCGATTAAAGAATTGCCTCAAGTGGAAAAAGCGGTCCAGTGGGCCAAAGAAACACCGGCGGTTTACAAACCCTTAGAGGCGACCGTTGCCCCGTATTTCAGGAATCCGGAAGCCGGAAAAGTAATTGAAGTAACCAGGCAAGCAATAAGAGGAAAAGTAAATGAGCTTTTCCATTTAGTTGATGAGTCAGCCAAAGGTTTAACGCCAGCTCAACAGGTGAGAGTAGGGCAGTTGATTGAGGGCAGTCTTGCTTCGGCTAAAACTGAACCTAGATTAGTAGAAGTGGCTAATCAGTTTAAAACTCTGGCTAAAGATATCGGCCAGCAAGCGGTTGATACTGGTCTTTTAAATAAAGAGGCATTTACCAAAATGACCGAATCCGGTTATATGCCGCATGCGGTTTGGGAAATGGCCACCAACCCGGAGACGGCTAACCAGTTCTTAAAAACCGGGAATGTTCCTAAGATAAGCGGACAGTTTTTCCAACAAAGGAAAGGCGCTGAGGGTTATGTAAAGAGTTTTGCTCCTAATGTCTTTAAGGGTTTAGGAACGGAAATTTCAGACATAGAAGCGGCCAAGATGTTTAAAAATATCGGTGAGCAGTTTGGCAAAGCACCGACGGCTGAATTGGCCCAAAAAGGTTATCAGATGGCAGATTTAGGAAAAGCCAAAGGCCAGCAATTTTTGAAAGATAAAATGTTGCCCCAAGAAGTGGTTGATTATTTAAAGAAAACCATGCCGGCGGGTAAAACAGATGTAGGTAAAGTTATTGATACTCTTATGGGAACCTGGAAAAAAGGCAAAACTATTTGGAATCCAGCCTACCATGTCAGGAATATTGTCTCTAATCAGATATTATCCCATATCCAAACCGGAGAAAGTATGCCTAAAACTTTAGCCAATTATGTTGATTCAGTGGCTAAATACTTGGGCAAAGGCGATCAGACTTTTGTAAATGAAGCTATAAAATCAGGAGTAATTAAAAATAAATACTTTGGCGAAGGAGTAGAACAGTTTACCAAAAACGCTTTTAAACCGGAATCAAAGACAATCTTCCAAAAAATTCTTTCTGTTCCCGGTAATGTTGATAAAAAACTGGCTGAGTTTCAATCATTTTCTGAGGATACAGCCAAACTTAATGTTTTTTCCCATTTCAGAAAAGAGGGTTTAACTGCCGAGGAAGCGACCGCCAAAGCCCAGGAAGCCATTTTTTCACCTTATCAGATTAATCCGGTGGAACGTTCAACTATGGGCAAAGCAATTCCATTTTACTCATTTACCAGGCAGGCGGCACCGTTTATTGCCAAAAATATTGTAACTAATCCGCAAAGATTTACTTCATTCCCAAAATATGAGAAAGCTATTGAATCTTTATCTACCCCTCAAGATAAAAAGTATATGCCTGATTATATGAAAGAAATGGTTAGAACGCCATTTAAAAACGAAAAAGGCCAACAGAAGTACTCTAATTTACAATACTTTTATCCCTGGGGTTCATTCTTTGGGGAAGAAGGACCGAATATGGGTGTTGGTCAAGGTCAGTTACCGTTGGGATTGGGTATAAATCCGGCAGTGTCAGAAGCCTTTTCTCAATTATATAATTATGATCCTTATTTCGGGACGACAATTACTAAACCAGGGCAACCACCATCTGAACAATTAAAGGCAAGAGGGGAACATGTTGCCAGAACATTCTTACCGACTGCTTATACCACGGCCGGCAAAGTTAAAGCAGCAGTCCAGGGACGGCCGGATTACATGGGCAGGGAAAGAAGTCTTCAAGATTTAATTTTAGGTGAGGGTTTAGGCATTAAACTTTATCCTTATGACAAAATCAAAGGGATTCAGAATTATACCAGTCAAATTAATCAAATAGATAAAGATTTATCCGGGGAAATTAATTCAGTTATTCGTGATCAAAGTTTGAAACCGGTTGAAAGAAAACAAAAATTAACAGATTTAATTAAGTGGCGGAATGATAGGCTTCAAAAGTTAACTAAATAAGGTATTTTTAATTATTTTTATCACAAAAATATTTTATAGTGCGGTTGGTAGTTATCGTTCCAGTACAAACGGTATGAGTTAGTTTATTAATTCTTATAAACATGGGTAAAGAACCAGTAGTGTCGGTAACAGGAAGATAAGAATATATTTCTGACCAAACTAAAATAGCAAGAAGAATATTTATAATTAGAAAAAAAATTAATGTAGCAACCCTAAAAATACTTTTCATAACTTTACTATACCACAAATAATAATTATCTAGTGTCAAATAGTTTTCTCCCTTGTTATCTTGAGGCCAAGTAATTAATTCGTGGACGTAGCACGTTAAACACGAAGAAAGGAGTTCGTCTATGGAAGACGTTAAAGCCCAAGCAGGTGTACCTTCCCAAACGGAAGTAATTACGGGAGAAACAGCGACTCCCAGTTCTGTTCCACCACAGACAGATCAAACGACTGTAGAGAGTAAACCTACAGCAGTACCTATCAAAAGCACGGTGCCTGACAGATCAATACCTTATCCGAGGTTTGCGGAAGTAAACAAAAAGATGAGGGAATACCAAAAGGAACTTGCTACATTGAGGGGGAGAAGTCAATTAGAGGCGTATGATCCGGCAGAAACAGAAAGGGTCATGCAACATCCTCTAGTCCAGAAACTGCTGATTGATAATGCAAAGTCTCAAGTAACTGATTTTGCTAAAGGATATTTGGAGCAATTTCCAAGTTTCCCATCGGTGGTTAAAAAGGCAATCTTAAAAAACGTCAGGGGTTTTATAAATGAAGAAACCACTGATCCGGAGACTGCCAAAGAGGACGTAAGACAATACATTGATGACGTTTGGGCAGAACAGGAAGCTTCACAGGCTCCTGCTAACTTACCTGGCCAAGTAACCCCGGCAACTGTTCCCGTAGTCAGTCCTACCAATATCGGTAATGCGCCTGGCAGCGAAGCTGTCAAGCCAAAAGATATCCAGGAGATCTTGGGTAAACCTTTAACCGAATGGACGGATGAAGATACTGCAAAAGTTGAAAGCTACAGCCAAACCCTGAAGAAATAATAGGGGGGAGGTGAATAGTAAAAAAATATGGCAGTTATTAATATAGGATCATTAACAGATCTTGAAAAAACAGCTTATATTCGTGAAGGATTACCGATAGCCAAACCTAAACTGCTTTATAGTCAATATGCAGTTAAGGACCGGGTTGCCAAAAGAGAAGGCAAAACCAGACAGTGGTTTAGAATGACGAAATTAGGATTGACAACTCGCTCTGGAGATTTCTCCGGTACGACTTATCAATACGTCAAGAACACGACTGGCGCAGCCCCAACTTGGACACCGGCAACCCCGGCTTTAACGACAGTAACCGCTCAGGCAGATTTCCTATTTGGCCAAGGCCATGAATGGAACGAGGGAGTAGAATATACCTCTTTCGCCGATCTTCCCAAAGAACTTCGGATCTTAAACGTCACTCAGGCCGCTGAGGCCATCGACACGGAAGTGCGGGATGTTATAAAAGCCGGTACGACTGTTAGTTACGCTAACGGCCGGACGACAAGGCCAACCCTTCTATCAACCGATCAGGTTGACATGAACGACATTTTTGATGCAGTAACGACACTGAGGAATAACGACGCTCCGGATATCCAAGGTATGTATTCAGCCATCTGTTCGGCGAATGTTATCGCCCAACTGATGAAAGATACAGCTTTCCAGAGCGCAGTCCAATTCCAAAAACCATATATATTTGCCGGCACGATTGCCGAACTATATGGAGTTAGGTTTGGATTTACCTCAATGGCGGCAACGACCACGAGCGCAGGTTCTGCTTCCCAAATCTCTACCGTTGATCAAACCATTATCACTGGTGATAATGCTTACGGTAAAACTGCTTGGATGCTGGATGACTATGATATGGTCTATACCGGTCCGGGTGGTTGGAATGATGAATGGGCAGTCAGACACGCTTTGACTTGGAAGTTTATGTTCAAATCAGTAATTTTGAACCAGAACTGGTTGTTACGGTTGGAAAGTTCAAGAGCTTAAATTTCGGACTAGCATAATGTCTATTACTCACTATGCCGTCTGGCCCACGACACGGGCCAATTTTTATGATAGTTGATATCGATCTTAATAAAGTTTTAGACCAGTTTTGTTCGGTTTGTGGCGAAAAGAAACGGAAGTTTATCAGTCGATCTTTAGGAGTGCCAAGTGTGATGTTTGAGTCTACCTGTAATTGTAACCGATTAGTTTATCGGAAATCTTTAAAATCTGAAAAAGAAATCTTTGATGAACTACAAACCCCTTTTTGGAAAATAGCCGGTATGAAACCCAAACCCCACGAACAAAAATTAGAAAGATTGTTGAAATGGAAAAATATGAGTTGGGGTGATTACCGCCGGTACAGGGATCATCTTGCCAGAGCTTCACATCCTTCAGCGATGCCCAGATTTGAAAATCATATTAAAAAATATAAGTGGAACAATGAACCAGCGCCATCATTCACTAAAAAAAGTTAAACCATATAAGCAGTTTTTAAGTGAACAGAAATTCTTCTTTCCGGAAATTCTATCTAATGATATGCGGGCGGATAATAAAAAGATTATCAAGATTACCATTAATGGCAAAGTCTATGAGGTTTTAACCGGGGAGATAACAACAGTTGCTTATGAAACCTTTTGTCTTTTAAAAGATAACGGCATTATTACGGATGACGGCAGGTATGAAATAGGAGGTAGATTTGACCCCCTATGATTGGCTGGAACCGTTTAATTGGTGGGGGTGGAGCAATCCAATCTCCGGTTATGGGATTGTTAATCTTGAATATGCGACTGCTTTGGAGCGGTTGACCGGTAAAGTTTCCTATGGTTGGGAAAGAAAAGAACACATCTTGCCTAAGAATTTTGAACAGTTAATCCAGGAACAGAAAGATATTTTAACTAAACCATATATAAAATCTTCTTTGGGCATTATTAAAACTATTCCCCAGCTTTTCTATATGAATAAATCTGATTTCAGAATCGGTTATACGATGGTGGAAAATACCAAAATCGGCAAAAGATGGGTGGAATATTGCAACCAAATGGATGCGCTTTTCGTCCCCAGTAAATTTTTAATCGATGTTTTTTCCTCCTGCGGAGTAAGAAAACCAATTAAAGTAGTTAAGCAGGGAATAAATCAGAAGAAATTTCCATATTATAAACGAACCAAAAAAAACAAGTTTATTTTCGGTACTGTCGGTTATATGGATGACCGTAAAAACTGGCAGGATATGGTTTCAGCTTTCGGTTCGGAATTTGATAATAATGAACCGGTGGAATTGTGGATTAAAAATAACAATGGTTATTTTATCAATACCCGGTTTGATGACCTGCGGATTAAAGTAATTAACCGGATTTATAGTTTTGAAGAGATTCAAAGACTTTACCGGTTGTTTGATTGCTATTTATGTCCTTCTCATGCTGAGGGATCAAGCCTGACTCCCCGGGAGGCGATGGCTACCGGCCTGCCGACGATTTTAACCAACTGGTCAGGAATGACAGAGATCTGCAATCCGCAGTTTAATTATCCCCTAACCCCGATTGCTATTAATGTTCCTGATATCCGGGGTCCGGAACAGCCCGGGTTTATGGCACAGATTGACATTTCGGAACTGATGTATTGGATGCGCTATGTTTACGAACATTGGGAAAAAGCGATGGAAAAAGGCAAAAAAGCCTCGGAATATATCCATAAGGAATGGAATTGGGATACCTGCGCCATTGATCTTTTAACTAAAGTTAAGGAATTAAAGGAGGGAAAGTGAACGATTTTTTCGGATTTAACGATTGGTTTACCGCTAAATATTTAATTAAATCTTCCCAAAGATTTCATTCTTTTAAGGCAGCTTTGAATATTATTCTCCAGCGGGGTTTTGGCAATATTGTGGAAACCGGCACGACCCGGATGGTTGATGACTGGGGAGCCGGGATGTCAACTTATCTTTTTGGCGATTTTGCCAAACATTACGGTAAGCACGTCTGGACGGTGGATATTTTATCCAGTGCGATTGAAATCTGTAAAAAAGTAACTGAGGAATTTAAAGACCAAATTACTTATACGGTTGGTGATTCGGTTAAGTTTTTAGAATCATTTGAAAGCCAAATTGACCTTTTGTATCTTGATTCAATGGATTGTCCGATTGAAGTTCAAGCCGATTCACCTGATCTTTTGGCTTCCCAAAATCATCAGTTGGCAGAACTAAAAGCGGCCTGGGAAAAATTGTCCTATCATCCGGTGATTTTATTGGATGATAACTGGTTTAGTAACGGTGGCAAGGCCAAACTATCTAAGGAATTTTTACAGCAGAAAGATTATTTATGTTTAATGGATTACCAGCAGTCTTTGTGGATTAAAAAATGAATATTTTGTATTTGTCGTGTCATTCGATTCTGGAATATTTGGAAACAAAACTGTTTACTGAGATGGGCCACCAGGTATTTTCTTTTGGTTCATATATTAATTCCTGGCATCCCCATGATAATAAACGCCCGGGATATGAAGGTTTTTATTCACATAAATTAATTACCCTAGCCGGAAAATGCACCCAGGAAAATTTAGACCAGAAATTAATCAATTGGGCAGACGTGGTGATTGTTATGCACAAACCGGAATGGATTATTAATAATTGGCAGAAAATGAAAGGTAAAACAGTTGTCTGGCGGACGATTGGCCAGTCAGTGCCGGAGATTGAAGGCTTATTAAGCTTATCCAGGAAAGAAGGTTTAAAAATAGTCCGTTATTCTCCTCGGGAAAGAGCTATCCCCGGGTTTATTGGCGAGGATACTCTTATCCGGTTTTATGTTGATGAGGAAGAATTTACTGGGTTTACCGGGGAAAACCCAGTAGTAATTACGGTAGTACAAAGTATGAAAAACCGGCTTAATTACTGCAACTGGGATGTGTTTGAGAAAGTGACCAGCGGTTTTAACCGGAGTGTTTACGGACCGGGGAATGAAAACGTGGCTGGCAATGCTGGAATTTTATCTTATGAGGATTTAAAAAAGGCTTACCGGACTAACCGGGTTTTTGTTTATACCGGTACTTATCCGGCTTCCTATACTTTAGGTTTTATTGAAGCGATGATGACCGGGATACCGGTAGTGGCAATCGGAGAAAGGTTAGCGGACATCAGACTTTATCCGATGCAAACTTATGAGGTAGATAAAATTATTAAACATAAAGAAAACGGGATTTGTTCTGAAAATATTAATGAATTGCGGGATTTAATCAGTAGTTTATTGACAGATATTAATGATGCCAAAAGGATCGGGGAAGCCGGCAGAAAAACAGCCATAGAATTATTTTCTAAAAAAGTTATTAAACCACAATGGGAGGCATTTTTCAAAACATTATGAAATTATTACTACCTATTTATCCGGAACCATCAAATCCTGCTTACTCGATGTACAACACGGGAGGTGTGGAAGTTGAAGTTGGTGAATTTCTTTATGGTTTGGTGAGGATGATTAAACCGGAAGCGATTTTAGAAACCGGTACTCACAAAGGAATTTCTGCCTCATATATGGCTACTGCCTTAAAAGAAAACGGTAAAGGAAAAATTACCACCTTGGAGTTTGAACCACAACATTGGGAAATAGCCAATAATATGTTTCAAATAATGGGATTGCAATCTTGGATTATTTCAAGTTTACAGGATGCTAGCACTTATCCGGTCAAAGAAAACGAATTTGATTTTATCTTTTTGGATACTGAGCCACACTTGAGATTTGCCGAGTTTTTGCGGTATTGGCCGGCCTTGAAGCCCGGAGGATTTGTGGGAATCCACGACCTTGGACCAGGGATGGGACAGTCAGGCCAAACTGTTAATGGGGTATTTAACTGGCCGTTTGGCACACTGCCGGAGGAAATGAAGCGGATTTTAAAAGAAGAAATTCAGAGTTTCCATTTTAAAACGCCTCGGGGATTATACCTGGGACAGAAGAAAGCGGAGGATTTCTATGAGTAGAGCAGCATTATTACCTTCCAGAGGTGATCCGATTACCCTGCGTCTGGTTTGGCATTATTTTGAGACTGTCTGGCAGGATGAGGTGGATAAACTGTATTTAAACGTTAATACTCCCTGTGAAAAATCAGTGGTTGATTTTATCCAAAAGTTTACCAAGCACCCGAAAGTGGTCTTTTCTTACGATGACCATTCCCTGGACCACGGCGGATCCCTAACCAAAATGTTTAAACAAGGGACTGAAGAATTTATTGTTTTTATAGAAGATGACAGCTTGATTTATAAAAAAGGCGTACTTGATGCTCATTTTAAATATATCGAAGCCGGCGGTTTTGACGGCGTAGGGGCTTTACGTTGGTCCTGTTCCGGACCGTTGGTTGACCGGGGCAGGGAAATATTTGGACTTCGTGATGCAAAATATGATCCGGGCGGTTGGTTCTGGCCCTGTTTTTTCTTTGCCAAACGATCGGATCTTAACAAAACCGATTTAAACTTCTGCGGCAAACATTGGAAACGGGGAGAGTTTATCGAACCGATGGGTTGGTATTCTCCGGAAGATATGGATTCCGATACGTTTGTCTGGATGAGTATTCAACTGCGGGCTTTAGGATTGCGGTTTATGGAGATTCCTACGCCTTGTGATTTAGGTACTGGCTGGGTGCATTTGACTACCTTATCTTCTCCTATGGAGTATTTATTGACTGATGATAATGATTGTCCCATAGCTCTAAGGCATGGTAAGAGCGCCTATAAAGCCAGTCCGGTGTTGGCTGAAACCGGTGAATTTAATAAAAAAGTGGCCTGGATGAAAATCTGTCTGGAGAAATTCGATTATTCGGAAATTAAAGAATTTCGGGATGTCTATGAAAAAGCGATTGAACGGGCAATCGACCGGTTTTCTGCCAATAGGAATAATATAGAAAATTTTAGAAAGGAGTATAAAAATGCGTTGGGCTTTTGATATTGACTCTGTTATCACTGCTAATCCTGAGTTTTTTCGCTGGTGGATTTATCACCTGAAGAAAAGCAAACAGGAGGTTTTTATCGTTACGGCTAGAAACCCGAAACGGGAACAAGAAACAATCTTTGAATTGGAAGATTGGCATATTCCCTATGACAAGATTTATTTTATGCCAGACATTTTGCCAAGGGATTTTTCCGATCAAGCGATGTGGAAGAAAAAGAAAATAAAGGAACTTAAAATTGATATCTGGGTAGACGATAATTTCAAGATTTACCGGAGGGCATTGGGAATTAGTACTGATATTAAAGGAGTGACAAAAATTGAAATATGAGAATAGCAATAACTCATTTTGACGGTGATCCGTTTGTTTTAGATTTTTGGTTGTATCTTTACCAACGGTTTTGGCGGGGAGAAGTGGATACAGTTATGGCCGATGTTTGTTATGACCCGCAATTGGTACCCGACAGTGTTATCGAATCACAAAAGATTTCCTGCGGTCGTTTCCCGGAGATTGAGGTAAAGTGGATACCCAATTGTCAGGTGCCGGAACAATCTAACGTTGAACTGATTAAGAAAGTTAAAAAAGGTTTTCTGGTTTTGGTGGAGAGCGATTGTTGGATATTCGGCAAGGGAATAATTAAACAATATTTCAAATATATTGAAGAGGATTCACATGATATAGTCTGTGGCAATTACCGGCTTTGGCCGGAAAATGTTGATAATATTTTGGGTTATGCCGGTTTTATGCGCAACCTTTTTTTTGCCCGGAAAAAGTTATTTGAGATTATTGATTTGGATTTTTTCCCCAGATGTTCACCGGATGGTTTATCCCTAGATTGTTTTGGTTGGATTTCCTACCAACTGGCCCGGATGAAACCCAGAGTTTTATATATCCCCAATAATTTTGTGGTTGATAACCAGAATCCTGGTGAATTTATCCAGAATAAGTGGCTGCATATCAGACAAATGAACTCCAGTATTTTGGGTTTTGGTAATTGTGGCATTTATCGGGGATTTGCTACTGGTGATGAGAAGAAAATAGCAAAAGTTAAAAAAGAAGTAATCGGCAGTGAGCCAGCCGAATGGCAGTATTACAAAGCAATCGCCATGCGACTTTTAATGTTGGGAGTATTGCCAGAGAAAAAAGAATTAGAGGAATACCGCAAAAACTATCTGGAAACTATTAAATTGGTAATGGTCCAGTTGGGATTGGACCAGGGAAAGATAGCCAAGTTTAAAGCTTTTTACCGGGCGGTGATGGAAGTATGATTAATGTTTTGAGCTACTGGCACCATAGCGATCTTTGGTGGTCTTTACAGCTTTTGTGTAATCGGTTGGGATTTACCCTATCCCGGATGGTGGGAATGGAATGGTACGAAAAAGGCTTTTTTGATATTTATGATCCCCAGATTTACGCCCATAAATATTTAGTAGATGATGTGGGGCTTTACCAGCGCTTGGATCCGGACTTTCCCTCGGAAAAGACTTTAAATTTTAAGTCGGCTTTAGAAACTCCAATAGACATTATTTTATGTTCTAATCGGGAGACAGAGAGGCCATTATGGGATTTTGCCCGCAAGCATAAACCAAATGCCAAACTGATCCGCCAGGTTGGCAATATGCTGGATACGGTGGATATCCAGAAATACCCCCATACTTTATATTCTGACAAACAGAGTTTTGAGGAAAACCAGGGCCATAAGATTTTATACCATCAGGAATTTAGGATGGATTTGTTTACCTACCAACTATCGGTGAATAAGAATAGAATTTATACTTTTCAGAATGACTATCATCAGTATAAGCCAGCGGAAGTGTTTTCTAACCAGTTAAAACAGAAATTTCCAGATTATATTTTGAAAGAATACGGCCGGAATACTACCGGCGGTTTTATTTTTCCCAAAAGAGATTATATCCGGGCGATCCGGGAAGCTAGTTTTATCTGGCAAGTAAAGCATTGGGAGGGTTATTCCCATAATATTCATTCTTCTTTTGCTTTAGGCCGGCCCATGATTCTGCGGCGTGAAGATATTAAAGGTAAGATTTTTGAGCCTTTGTGCGATGAAACTACCACTATATTTACCGACCAGTTGGAACGGATAAGGACTATAGATTTACAGGATATGTCAGCCAACTGCCGGATCAGGTTTGAAAATACAGTCAATTTTGATAAAGAAGCAGAAGAATTAAAAAAGTTCTTTGAGTTGGTTTTATGAATGTATTTTGTGATAAACATCATATTGGTCTTTTATATTCTTTACAACTTTTGTTTGAAAAACGCTTAGGCTGGAATTTATATACTCCGATTGGTGAAGAATGGTTTACTTCCGGCTTTTGGAAAATAGCCGAGCCTTACGGAAATCATCCATCTACTATTAGCCAATTTTTATCTTTAAATAATACTTACCAGCCGACTCTCCAAATGCCTTCCCAAAGTACGATTACCAAAGAAAAGCTTAATTATTATGAAATCTTAGATTCCCAGAATAATACTACTCATAAAGCGATTACTTTAGAACAGTTTAAGCAGATGTCGATTGATATTGTGATTGCTTCAATCCCGGATCATATTGAACCATATAAGAGACTTATTAGTTTATACCAACCGAAAGCTAAATTTATTTTCCAGATGGGTAATATGTTTGGATTGGATTTTTCTGCGATCCCGAATTTAATGGCTTCAACCATGCCGTTTACCGTTTCTTGTAATGCTATTTTCTACCATCAGGAATTTGACTTAAATATTTTTAAGTATGTACCGGTAACCGGAAAAAAGAAAATCAGCAGTTTTGTCCACTGTTTGCCGGAAAGGGAAGTTTATGCCAGTTATAGAAATTCTTTACCGGAGTTTAATTTTAAAGCTTATGGCGCTGGTTGTCCGGACGAAGCGATAACTGCCAGCCGTGACGTAGCCAAAACCATGCAGGAATCTGATTTTGGCTGGCATATCAAACCCGGCGGTGATGGTTATGGTCATACTATCCATAATTGGTTTGCTTGCGGTCGGCCGGTGATCACCCGTCGTAGTGATTATGCTGACAAACTAGCCGGGAGTTTACTGGAAGATGGAGTAACTTGCATTGATCTTGAAAAACGTGGGTTTGAGGACAATTTAAGGTATATAAAAGAATACTCTGAAGCAGAAAAGCTTCAGAAATTGGCTTTAAATGCGTCTAACAGATTCAAGAATACGGTTAATTTTGATTCTGAAGAGCAAAAAATCAAGGATTTTCTATTTAGCATTATCTAGTGTCAAAAAATGGTCAATTTAATACAGTGAAGGGAGGTGAAGACTTATGCCAACTAATTTAATGATTTGTGAAATATGCGGCAAGAAATATATCAACAGGGACTATTTTAAACGCCATATGGAAAATGATCATAAATCAACACCGGTAGTAGAAACGCCGGTGGTAGCTGAAATTCCGACAACAATTACTTTGCATTTTGCCGATCCGGTGGAAGTAACGATTAATGGAATCCATTATAGCGGAAAAGAAATGAAGGTAGCCAATATGGAGATAGCTTCGGAGATTGTCAGGATTGCCAAAGAAGCCTATGGAGAACATATTTTATTGTAAAAGTAAATCATTATATGTTGAGTGTAATTATTCCGTCTCATAATGAAATATATCTTCAAAAGACGATCGACTCGCTTCTTAAAAACTGTGGTGGAGAAATAGAAATTGTTGTTGTCTTAGATGGTTATTGGCCGAAGATTCCTTTGTTGGAAGATAAACGGGTAAAGGTAGTTCATTTAGGTAAGAACCGGGGAATGAGAGGGGCGATCAACGCCGGAGTATTAGTTTCCAAGGGTGAATATATTATGCGGACCGATGAGCATTGTATGTTTGGCGACAGATTTGATCTTCTTTTAACAGCCACGATACAAGATAACTGGATAGTAACTCCCCGGAGATATTTCCTTGATCCGGTAAAGTGGGAAGTCATGGATTTACCACCAGTTGATTATGAAAAATTGGTTATCCAGGATAACAAAAAGTTCTCCGGACAAAGGTGGGATTCAAGAACCGAAGAAAGAAAAGACATTATGGTTGATGAGACTATGGCGATGCAGGGATCCTGTTGGATTATGAAACGTAGTTGGTGGGATAAAGTGATCGGAGAATTGCAAACCGAAGGGTACGGACCGCTTTATCAGGATTCCCATGAAATGGTATTTAAAACCTGGAAAGCTGGCGGAAAACTGATGATAAATAAAAGCACCTGGTTTGCCCATAAGCACCGGAGTTTTCCCAGGACCCACAATTACGGTACGGCCGAAGCCACTCCCGGTTGGACTTATTCTTTAAATCTTTGGCGTGATTATTATTTAAACGAAATTGTACCCAAATGGAAGATATAACTTTACTTTTTATTACCGGCAATCGGGTCCCTGAAAAATGGGGAGCGTTTCAGCGTAAAACCATGCTGGAAGCTGGGAAGGGCAGTCCGGTTATTACAATATCAAGACAACCGATGCCGTTTATGCCCGGGATTAATTTATTGGATGATAAGCCTTCTGGACCACTTAATTTCTACAGCCAGATACTAAGGGGTGCCAAAACTGCTACCACTCCCTATGTGGCTTTGTGTGAGGACGATACTTTATATACCGAGGATCATTTCAAATTCAGACCGCCGTTGGATACCTTTGCCTATAACGTCAACCGTTGGTCTATCTACACTTGGGGTGTGCCGACTTATTCGTTTAGAAAAGGCTCAAGGTGTGGTTGTGCCGGGATCTATCCCAGACAATTGGCAGTAGATTCGTTAGAGGAAAGATTCGAAAGATACGGCGACCATATACCAATCAAGATTTTCGGTGAGTTGGGTTGTTATGAGAAATATATGGATGTCACCATAAGAAAGACAATTAACTTTTATTCTGATCCGCCGATTATCCAAATGGCCCATCACTACTTTTCTTTACATGAGAATACGCCGGAAGCAAGAGTGCATATAGAACGTAAGAGAATGGGTTTTGTCCGGGCCTTTGAGGTGCCGTATTGGGGAAAAGCTGAAGATATTGTGAGGTATTTCCATGACTGATTTAACAATTCTTTATTTAACATTGAATAAACTGCCGGAAGGTTGGATGGCCTACCATAAAAAAGTCTTATTGGAAGCGGTTGGGGATACACCGATAATTACTATCTCCAAGAAACCGATGGATTGGGGAATTAACATATTACAAACTGAACCGGAATCATTATCCAATATTTATTGGCAGATGTTAAAAGCGGGTAAAATTGCCACCACGCCGTTTGTGGCAATAGTTGAAGATGACACGCTGTATTCCAAAGAACATTTTGCCTTCCGTGATCCGACCGCTTTTTCCTACAATATGACCCATTGGTCTTTGTTTACCTGGGGAGAACCGACTTATTCCTGGAGGGATCGGACCGGTAATTATTCAATGATTTCCTCAAGACAGTTAATGATTGATGCTTTGGAAGAAAGATTTGCCAAATGGCCTAATGGTACGCCAAAAGATATAACTGGGGAATTGGGAAGGGATCGGGTTAATAGGAATTTAGGTTTGTCAAAACGAAAGTTAGTTGAGTATTTTACCACCATTGGAATCGTCAATTTCAACCATGATTATTCCGAAGAAGAATACCAACGCACCCATGTTAAAAGGATGGGACCATTACGGGCTTATGATATACCGTTTTGGGGAAAGGCCAGCGAACTGGTAAAAAACTTTAAATGACAACATCAAGTGAAAAATACCGACTGCATGGACCATATCATTGGTGGTGGTATAAAAATAAACCAAAATATACCCGGTATGTTAATAAAGTTAAGGAGTGGATAAAGGAAACTAATGTTCTTGATGTTGGGGCAGGAGATGGATTGATAGTTCATGTTTTGGGGATAATGGGAGTGGATAATGTACCACACGCAGTTGAATTGGCAAGGAGAAGGGGAGCGGATGTAATTTGGGGGGATGCTTATGATTTATCTTTTAGAGACGGAGAATTTGATGCAGTTTTTATGGGCAATGTTCTGGAGCACTTGGATAATCCCAAAAAGGCATTAAATGAAGCCAGAAGGGTTTTGTCGAAATATCTTTATCTTATAGTTGCGGCAAAAGAACTCCCATTCATGATTACATCGCAGGAATTAAAAGAAATGGTTGAAAATGAAGGATTTAAGTTAGAAGGAAAAATATTACTAGATGATAAAGCGTGGTGGGCCAAGTTTAAAAAAATATGAATAGAACAATTTTGTATTACACCAGCAATAAGGAAGATGAAGTTTTTGAAAAAAAGATTAGGGAAAATATCTTAAAACAATGCGGAGATATTCCGATCGTTAGTGTATCCCAAAAGCCGATAGACTTCGGGCAGAATATCTGTGTTGGTGATGTCGGCAGTTCCTATTTTAATCAATGGCGGCAGATTCTTATTGGTCTGAAAACGGTTAAAACCAAGTATGTTATTTTTTGTGAATCAGATTTCCTTTATTCCAAGGATTATTTCGACTTTAAACCTAAAGATAATCTTAGTCGGTATGAGAATGTTTGGATTGTGTTTAACTATCGAATCAATGGATATAACCGGAAGATATATTCAGAAGGGGCGCAAGTCGGTAATACTAAATACCTGATTGACCAATATGAGAAGTTTTTTGAAGATAAACCTGAATGGTCAAATTTGAGATTGGGTAAAAATAACTATCCATTATTTGCTGAACCGTTCAGTTGGTTTACCGGAACTCCCTGCGTTAGTTTCAAGACAGGGAAAGGTGTCAGGGCTTTTACCAATACATTAAAACACAGAGAAACAACTTTGCCTTATTGGGGGGATGTTGAAAAATTAAAGGAGAAATATTTATGTTAATGCAGAAACAACCAAGGTTAAACCATTCTAAGGGTTGGTCAACCCATCAGACTTTATTATTAAAAGCTTTGTTTTCCAGCAAAGGCCCGGTATTGGAAGTTGGCGGAGGTTTATTCTCTACTCCATTATTACATTGGATGTGCAAGAGTTTGGACAGAAAATTAGTCAGCTGTGAAAATGATAAGGAATGGTTTGATATTGTAGTCCATAATTTTGTAGCTCCTAATCATCGGACTGTATTTATAACCGATTGGGAAAAAGAATTGGATTTAAAAACTCATTGGGGCCTAGTGTTTATTGACCATCACCCGAATATCAGAAGGGCGCTGGATGTAATCAGGTTTAAAGATACGGCTGATTATATTGTTATCCATGATACTGATTATGAAGGCATGAATAGGAGAATGAGATATGACTATGCCCGGGTCTGGCCGAATTTCAAATATATCTATCACTGGAAAGCTTGTCGCCCTTGGTCATCGGTAGTTTCTAATTTTTATGATGTATCAAAGTGGGATGACAATATTTTACATTATGAAAGATCTTAGCATTTTAATACCAAGTCGAAATGAAATATTCCTCAAAAATACGATTGAGGATATTTTAAAGAATATTGAGGCCGATACTGAAGTTATCGCTGTTCTTGATGGTAAGTGGACTGAACCGCAAATCCCCCAACATGAACGAGTTAATTTAATTTATGTTCCGCAAGCTATTGGGCAACGGGCAGCCACTAATCTATCCTGTAAATCTTCCAAAGCCAAGTATGTGATGAAACTGGATGCTCATTGTTCTTTTGACAAGGGCTTTGACCGCAAGATGCTGGAAGCATTTAAGGTAACAGGGGATAACGTGACTATGGTACCGATAATGAGAAACCTGTGGGCTTTTGATTGGAAATGTTATAAATGTGGTAAAAGAATATACCAGGATAAAACTCCAATTTGTCCGCTTTGCGGAACCCCGATGAAACGAAAGATGTTGTGGATTGGCAAACGTAACCCTTCATCTACCTCTTATTGTTTTGATGCTGAGCCTAAATTCACTTACTTTGAAGATTGGAAACACCGGTCGCAATATTTAAAAGATAAACAAGAAAAAGGAATAACTGAAACCATGAGTCTGCAGGGTTCATGTTTTATGTGTACCAGAGAGAAATATTTGGAACTTAATTTATGTGACGAAAGTTTAGGCAGTTGGGGAAATCAGGGAATAGAAGTAGCGGTCAAAACTTGGCTTTCGGGTGGCCGGGTGCTTTGTAACCATAAGACTTGGTATGCCCATCTTTTCCGGACTAAGCAAATTTTCGGTTTCCCTTGGCCGGTTTCCGGCAGTGACCAGCAAAGAACTAAAAAAAACGTTAGGGATCTATTATGGAGCGGTAAATGGCCTAAACAAATACATCCGATTTCCTGGTTGGTAGAGAAGTTTTGGCCGGTAAAGGGATGGACAGAAGAAGATTTGAATAAACTAAAAAATGCTAATTACAACTGATGATTTATGCTTGTCATATCTTAAAAACTTTAGTTATTTTGACAAGTTAAAGGAGAAGAAACCTGATTTAAAAGTCATCGCTTTTACAATCGGTAACTTTAAAAACAATGAACCTTTATTGGAGTCAACTATTTTTAAGGAATGGTTTGAAAAACATAAAGATTGGGTTGAAATTGGCGTTCACAGCTATGACCATGACGGTTTACCGGACGGCGACAGAGATGATGAAGAATATTGGATTAAGAAAGCCTTAGAAAGTTTACGGCCGTTTCTGCCGGAAAGGTACGGTTATCGCAGTCCCGGTTGGCAGACAACGATTAAAACGATACCGATATTAAAAAAGTTAGGTTTCTCTTATATCGCTTATTTTAGCAAGATAAGAGACCTAAAGGAGGAAAAGATAATCGAAACTGAAATTATAAATTCTCATTTATACGATATTAAATCGTTACAAAAGATAGGAGGTGAACTATGAAATATTTAAAAATTACTATTCTTGAACCTGCTGGTGGTTCGATGATTTATCCAAATGGATATCAGTCAGAAATCGGCGATTATAATGTTCATCCTCTTTATTATGATGAAAACAAATTAGATAACCAATCAGAATTATTATTGATGATAAAAGACAAAGACTTTAAACCAGAAATGATTCGTGATCGGGTAGTGGAAATAACTGAGACAGAGGCAAAAGCAATTTCTGAAGCCAATGAAAATCGGGTTGAAGAAATTAAAGATGAAGCTAAAGTCAGACGGTTAGAAATTAAAGCTCAACTTGGAATGGCATTAACAACTGAAGAAATTAATGCCTTAGATCCGACTAAACCTAATTCTGCTTTTGGCACAAGCAAGATTTTTGCCGATAAAGTGGATGAGTTAAAATCTCAGGAATTAATAGCCAAAAACAAAGGAAAGGATAAACCAATTGCCTGATTTAGTTTCAATTATCATTCCGGTACGTTACCGGGTTGATTTAACTAGGGTTTGTATAGACAGCATTATTAACTATACGAAATGCCCGTATGAATTGATATTGGTGCAGGAAGGCGAAGACCCGGAAATAACTAAGTTGTTGCAATCTTTTAAAGCTAAATTTGTTCAGAATAAAGTACCAAAAGGATTTGCCGGGGCAATGAACTCAGGTTTGACTTTGGCAGAAGGGGATTACTATTGCTTTCTAAATAACGATACGGTGGCGATTCCCGGTTGGCTCGAGGAAATGCTAAAGGTATTTGAAGATAAATCTGTTGGTCTAGTAACACCAACTTATTCGGAAATGCCGGGACGGCAGGTAGTTGATTACAACATGGGTCAACAGTTTGACTATGTAGATGATCCAATATCTTTAAAAGGAGTTTGTTTTCTGGTTTCTAAAATAGCCATGAATAAAATTGGATCATGGGACGAAACTTTTGGTTTGGGTGGCGGGGATGACAATGATATCTGTATGCGGATCAAGAAGGCAGGATTTAAGTTAGTCATTGCCCGAAAGTCATATATCTACCATTATGGTTCAGCTTCATTCCGGGAAAAATTTAATAATGACGCTGATTATTCTAAGAAATTTGCGGTGGGACAGTTTAATAAATTTAGGAAGAAATATGAAATGGATAAGAAGGAGAAACCGAAAGTATTTATTTCCATCCCTTGTACTGATGGTTTTATCCATCATGAATTGGCTTTACGGTTAATCCAGTGGTCACATATCCCGGAAATACAAATTAAAATCCAGTTTTATCCTAATTTGCAACCTTTGGATAATGCTAGAAATAGGGCGGTTAAAGATTTTTTAGAAGATTATTTTGATTTTTTTCTCCATATAGACGATGATATAATCCCGCCAGTAAATGCTTTGAGGGAACTTTTGGTGGCGGATAAAGATGTGATTGCCCCTTTATGCTTTACTATGAAACAGGATGATAATGGTTTTTGGTTTCCGATAATTGTTGCTCATAGATATGATAAAAACCATGAATATCGGCCTTATTATGGTAAGGGGATTGAGGAAACAGACGTAGTGACTGGAGGTTGTCATCTGGTAAAAAGGGAAGTATTTGAAAAACTGGAACGGCCATATTATTTTACTTACCACAAAAACGGTTTGGTGATTTATTCAGAGGATTTTGTTTTTTCCCAGCAAGTTCAAAAACTAGGTTACAAACTTTATACCCATTATGGTTTGCACTGCAAACATATAAGGTTAGTGGACATTAAGTCTATCAATAACTTAATGGCAAATTATGGCAGGTAATTGTATTAGTTCGGAAAATAATAGTACTGGTGTTATATATAAATATACTGGTTTTTCTTCAACTATCTCTTCTAGTTTTAGTAGTCCTAGTAGTTACACTGAGGGAGTTGGTTGGGATGGAACTAATTTATTAAGTGAAGATGCTCCACTATCTAATGGAAGATCATATAAACATAGTGGATTTTCAACTACCCTTACAACTACCTTTGCTAATTCTTATCCTCCAACAGGAATGTGTTGGGATGGAACAAATTTATTAGATACTGGTTCTGCAAAGATTTATCTCCACTCTGGATTTACTACCACAATAAGTAGCAGTTTTAGTAGTCCTAGTAATCAACCATTTGGTGTTGGATGGGATAGTAGCAGTGTATTAAGTAGTGATACCACTAATATCAGGATTTATCTCCACTCTGGATTTACTACCACAATAAGTAGCAGTTTTAGTAGTCCTAGCACTGGGCCAACTTGTCTTGCTTGGGATGGAGCTAATGTAATAAGCGGAGATACAAATTCAGACGCAATTTATCTCCACTCTGGATTTACTACCACAATAAGTAGCAGTTTTAGTAGTCCTAGCACAAATCCTCATGGTTTAGCTGATGACAGTTGGACTGGGAAGGCGGGTTCATTTTCTCCTTCAGTTAGTCCTTCAGTTTCCCCAAGTCCTAGTCTTTCGCCGTCTATTTCACCATCAGTAAGCCCTAGTCCATCTTTAAGTCCATCAGTTAGTCCCAGTCTTAGCCCATCAATCAGCCCCTCGGTGTCTCCCAGTCCAAGCCGTTCGCCGAGTTTATCTCCGTCACTTTCGCCTTCAGTCAGTCCGAGTCCTTCAGTATCACCCAGTCCTTCGCTTTCTCCAAGTCTTAGTCCGTCTGTTAGCCCATCCATTAGTCCGAGTCCGAGTTTATCGCCAAGTCTTAGTCCTTCTGTATCGCCTTCGATCAGTCCATCGCCCTCTCGGTCTCCGAGTGTTTCGCCTTCATTAAGTCCTAGCATAAGTCCCTCGGTTTCTCCTAGCCCAAGCCTGTCGCCGTCGGTAAGTCCGTCTATTTCTCCCAGTGTTAGTCCCTCTCCTTCCAGAAGCCCGTCAGCTTCACCCAGTTTGTCTCCCAGTCTTAGTCCTTCGGTTTCGCCATCTGTGTCGCCTTCGCCTAGTTTAAGCCCGTCGTTATCGCCTAGCCTTTCACCTTCCCTCTCTCCTTCGGTTTCGCCAAGTATAAGCCCGAGTCCTAGCCGATCGCCTTCTTTATCTCCTAGTCTCAGTCCTTCAGTCAGCCCCTCGGTCAGTCCCTCTCCTTCCAGAAGCCCGTCTCTTTCTCCTAGTCTTTCTCCTTCTGGTAGTCCATCACCTTCATTGAGTCCTTCTTTATCTCCATCAGTTTCGCCTTCGATCTCCCCATCACCTTCTTTATCTCCCTCGGTTTCGCCAAGTCCCAGTTTGTCCCCAAGTGCATCTCCGTCAATCAGCCCCTCGGTTAGCCCAAGCCCCAGTCTTTCCCCGAGCCTTAGCCCGTCAGTATCACCTTCCCTTTCACCTTCAGTCAGTCCATCGCCTTCCCTAAGTCCGAGTTTAAGCCCTTCACTGTCTCCGTCGGTCAGCCCTTCGATTTCTCCATCACCCAGTCTTAGTCCTTCCCTTTCACCTTCAGTCAGTCCATCGCCTTCCCTAAGTCCATCGGTTAGCCCTTCGGTATCTCCGAGTCCTAGTCGATCTCCTAGTCTCAGTCCCTCCGTCAGCCCCTCGGTTAGTCCAAGTCCATCGGAATCACCTTCACCTTCGCCTTGGACAGAAGAGGTTACTCCTGGAACGACTTGGAACGAAAATGCGACAGAGGCTACGACATGGGGTGAGTCGACACCAACATCTCCAACTTGGACTAAAGAAACGCCAGTATATATTCATTAATCTGATTATCTAGTGTCAAGTTTGGAGGCTAAAAGCTAAAAATAAATCATGGCAATTTATAGAAGCGATTTAAGGACAGAAATAAGGGACAATATTGCGGAAGCCACCGGGGTTGCCAACGCTATTTGGTCCGATGCTCTCTTAAACCGGCATATAGCCAGGGAAATAAAAAGTCTACCCACTAAAAATATTTATCTTGAAGAAAATTGGACTGCTTCTGAAACCGAAAACCAACGTGATTATGGTTTACCCCCTAAGTGTAAAAAGCTGGAAAAACTGGAAAGGAATGAAAGTACAACGGCGGTGGCTGACTGGCAGGAAATAAAGGGGTGGGAAGTCTACGGTACTACCTTACGGTTAGCTTATTGGCCCAGTTCTAATGTTAAAACTTTACGGGGTTACTTCCGGATCAGCTTTGTTAACCCTGATGACGATATAACTGCTTTGGATCTTCCGGATGATATCTGCGAATTAGTAGTTTGGGGAGTGACTATCCGCTGCTACTCAATACTGATCGGTTATTTAAGAGGCAGCCGGTCGTGGGACTCGGTAACCAAACCGGGAGATTTATCAATTCCGGTAATTATCAGTTGGTTACGGGAAGCCAAACAAACCTATAAAGAATTAGTTGGCCAATATGCTACTAATCCCAGGCCAAGGGATATAAATTTAGTAGCCTAAAAGGGGGTGAATATGGAAAATTACAGTTATTTTCATGGAGCCAGCGCTCAAACACGGGTAATAAAAAACGGTCCCGGGTATCTGCATACTCTAACTATTAATACATTAGCCGCCAGCACCATCACTCTTTATGATAATACAGCGGCATCAGGAACAATTATTGCGGTCATAAAAGCTTCGGCATTAGAGCAGACTTTTATTTATGATTGCCAGTTTGCGGTTGGCTTAACTATTATTACGGCAGGAGCGCCCGATATTACAGTCAGTTATACTTAAATATTATCTAGTGGGAAAAAGAAACTAACTTTATATTATTGATCTATGCCCTATACCAATTTAGCTTCAGGAACAGATATCGGTAGTTTACTGCGTTTAATCCAAGAAGAAAGAGCTTCTCAGGCTTTGGCCGGACGGCCTGGAGTAGAGGTAGCTGCACCAATGCGGCAAATGATTACTCCACCGCCTATAGGGCCAGAAGATGTTGGTACTTCCCGGATGGTTGGTATAAAACCGGAAGCGGCAGTGGGACCAACGGCCACACCAGTCGTGCCGACAGGAGCAACTCCGGCAAGGACAACGGTTGGACCGACAGCGATCGGTGGTCTCCCGGTAACCCAGGCTATGCCGGGAGGGGAGAGACTACCTTCAGTATTTCAATCAATTAATCAATCATCCGGCCAACCCGGTAGAGCCGGCCCAGGGCCATCACCTCAACCAGCTCCCGGACCAGCACCACAAAGGGCAACTCAAGCACCAGCGCCTGCCAAACAAGCTCAACCGGTAGGCAAGAGCATATCAGCAACGATGGGGGTAAGTCAGCCTTCACTGGGAACCAGTCTGCAAACGTCAGCAACAAGTTTGGCTAAAGCCTTGGGGACACTTGCCTATAGCGCTTATATGCAACTTGAGAATCAAAAACAGGCTACTTTAAAAAATATCGCAGCTTTAACTAAACAAGAACAAGCCCAAGCTAATAAAGTTAATCAATATAATACGGCCGGAAATATGGGTAATGTAAGTAATTTATTTTCCGGCAGCAAAGGTTATGGAACAAGTTACCCGGTTTCCCAACCAAAAGCTCCCAGTATAGGACAAAAACTTGTTTCTTCTGTTTCCTCTTTGGTTAAGAGATTATTCGGCTAATAATCTGATTATCTAGTGTCAAAAAATACCCCGCTTTGGCATAACTTGACTATATGCCTGGTGGTTATGCTGAGTTTAAACAATCTCCAAAAGCTTTAACAACGGCCGATCAAATTGCTCCCGGAGCAATCGGTCTAAATCATTTATCCCCGGATCTTTTTTTAGAAGTCCAGAGTATCCGGCAGCATTCTCATACCGGAACTAAATCAAGAAAAATAAATATTAAAGATTTAACCGGATTTTTTGGAATCAATGGATTTTATATGTACAGCTCAGACAGTACTAAACGGTATAAGGTAACAATCGATTCAGCAACAGGAACGTTTGTTTTAACGGAGAGTTAATGGCTGCATACCAAGTAAAATACCACATTGGACTAAATTCAGTAGGTTATATCCTTTCTCAAAAACGGGGGATTAAATATTATCAAAAGAAAAAGGCCCCGGAATTTGTCAATAAATTCGGATCCGGGGATTCTTCTTACCGGGATAATACCTTCTGGCAATTTTTTGTCCAAACTAACTGGAGAAATGGTTGCAAACAATTGAAGTTTGATGACTTTGGCAAGTTTTGGAAATCTTCCAATGTTGATACTTCCCAACTGGAGAAATTGTCTTTATCCAATTTATTGACTTCAGCCGGGCAAGTAGCCAGTGGCATAAAGATTAATACTCTCGATAGCTGGAAAGCGTCTGCCAGCGGAGCCTTTGGTGACGGTTCGGATAATGCTTTGACTATTTCCAATAGTGCTACCGATGCTCCGATTGACGCTTCTTGTGCCGGTACAGCTGGTACGAATACATTGACGGCAACCAATGTTTCCTTTGCCGCTCCCCAGAAAATTTTAATCCATCAATCAAGAGGAACCAATGCCGGTAAATGGGAAATAAATAGTATTGCCGGATACTCTACCGGAGTAATCACAACCGGTAGTCCTTTGGTTAATACCTATACTTCTTCCGGGGCTGATGCAGCCCAGGTTTTGGTCTTAAAACAATATACCAATGTCACGATTGATGCGGCTAAAACTTTGACGGCCAAAGCTTGGGATGGAACGGTTGGTGGTATCCTGGCATTTCTAGCCAAGGGTACGGTGACGGTTAACGGTACAATTTCCGGCAATGGTGGAGCCGGCGCTTCAAGTGTACAAACTGGTGGCTCCGGTGGCGGTACTGGAGGCGGTTTTAGGGGAGGCAATATTCGATCAGCCCCGACCACGCCCGGATCTGGTTATCAAGGTGAGGGAACTGCCGGAGTGGGAAGCGAATCATATTCTGCCAATGGCAATGGCGGTTGCGGTGGTCTTGATTCTTCATCTTTTACAGGAGGCGGCGGTAATGGTACGGCCGGGAATGTAAGCGAAAGTGGTTATGGCGGAGCGGCAGTTGGGACAGCTGATTTAACCACGATGTTATTTGGGGGTGGAGGCGGAGGTGGAACCTGCACCGGTGATCCGGGAAACCATCCTAATGCCCGGGGCGGAGCCGGAGGCTCCGGTGGAGCAATAATCTTTATCGGAGCAATTAGTTTAATAGTAAATACCGGCGGGGCGATCACTGCTACCGGTGGAGCGGGTGGAAACCCGGTCGAAGTTGGTTGTCAAGGCGGAGGCGGTGCCGGCGGTTCAATCTTGATGCGGGTGCAAACAGGCGTTTTAGGAGCAAGTTTAATTACTGCTAATGGTGGTGCCAAGGGCACTGGCGGCGGAGGCACCGGCACAGGCGGTGCTGGCAGAATCCATATTGATTATTTAACTTCATATACCGGCACAACTACTCCTACTCTTGATGCTAAACCAGACAATAGTTTAACCGATATAGCGGCTTCCACCAGTTCAACCGGAATAGCCGGAGGATCAAACGGCAAAATTTATTCCTGGGATAATGCTACGGCCTGGACAGAAATGTTTGACTGCCGGAAGTTGGAATGGTATGAGACCGGCAATGATACCGATAAATTAATTGGTGATGTGGCTGATGTAGAAACAGCCCAAGCGCAATCTTTCCAATTAGACGCCAGCGTTAAAGTTAAAGCAGTTCAGGTTTACTTAAAGAAAAATGCCGGTACTCCTGGGGATATCACCGTTACGATTGAAACTAATTCGACTGATAAACCTTCCGGGACTTTGGCTCACGCCAATGCTACGACCACTGTTCCGGCTTTTACAACCGCTACTTACGGCTGGGTAACAATCGAATTTACCACTAATTTCAGTTTATCGGCTTCTACTGTCTACTGGATAGTTTTAAAAACGGCTGCCGCTGCCAC